TGAGATGCAGAATTCAGATGATGAGAATGAGTACATGAAATCAATGCTGCCAAAACAAAAGAGCTACATTCCAAGATTCTCAATGATATTGAATATCTTAATAAGCTCAGAGGATGGATCAGATGCTTTGTCAATTTGTGAGGAGGCAATGTTGAGAGCTGAGAGACTCAGTGATTATTTTATCAACATGAGTAAACTTGTCAAGCAAGATGCTCAAGAGAAGGCAGATCTAAGGAAATTGGCAAGTCATGGAACAAATAAATATGAGCAATTCCTGGCAATGTATCAATCAGATCCTGAACTGAACAGAACAACAGCATCAGAGATTCTCCAGGTGAGCAGAAGGACAGTGATAAATTGGATAACTAAAATAGAAAAAAAATGAAACAGACAGCAGTAGAATGGTTGCACGAAATGTTAAGGGATAGTTCTAAAGAAATATTTGATGGTAATATTTGGGAACAAGCCAAAGCAATGGAGAAGGAGCAGATTATTAAGGCTTTTAATCAATCGTGGCACGATAGAATGAACCCATATAAAACAGCAGAAAAATACTACAACAAAACCTTTAAATCAGAATAATATGAAAATAGAAGTAGTAGCGGAAGATAAGAATGTTGGCACGATAAATTGTGAATCAATGTATCAGGCACACACTTGGGTTGTGTATCTTAATGCAAATGGTTTTAAATGTAAAACACTTGTTGATGGAGTATTACAAAAACTTCCAAATGATTTGCAACATCCAAACACGTATAGTCAAATAATTAAATCAGAATAAGATGAAACAGACAGCAGTAGAGTGGTTGTTTGAACAAATTACAAATATTCGCAACTGAAGAAGAAATGAATATTATTGAACAAGCCAAATCAATGGAGAAGGAGCAGATAATAGATGCAAGAATAAATGGAGATATGAATGGTATGTGTATTGCAAAATTAGCAAAAGAAAAAGCAGAACATTACTACAACAAAACCTTTAAATCAGAATAAGATGAAATAGTCAGGTGGCGGAATGGTAGACGCTGAGTAGGAATGAGTAGACCCGTAAGGGCGTAAACATTTCGATTGCGGATAGCGCACTCAAAAAACAATTAAAAGGTTCCGATACGAGGGCGCATACAGGTTCGAATCCTGTCCTGACTATTTTTTTTTATTAACCTTTAAATCAGAATAAGATGGAAAAAAAATACTTTATTATTGAGGTCGGAGAGGATATGCATGAGACAATTCTCTTTGATATTATGGATAAGCTAAAAGAGGAAGGTCACTACTTTGTAACTAATTGCACAACAAATACAAATCAATTTGATGTTAAGAGAGTGACAGAGGATGAATTCAATAAATTCACTGATTATGAATAAAGCTAACAGAGATAAACTCAAGGCCCTTGAGCTTGAGCAACTGAAAGAGAGATATCCATCCATGAGAGAGGAGATGATTCCATTAACTGATTGGAAAGACAACTCAGCCAACAACCTGACCAAGTGCATTATCTTTTGGATCAAGGCAATGTCAGGACAAGCTGAGAGAATCTCCAATCAAGGGCAATACAGAGCTGGCAACAAGATACAAGTTGGTGATACATTCAAGCAACTCCCTGGCAAGTGGACTCCAGGAACAGGCACCAAGGGCACAGCTGATATCTCAGCAACCATCAGAGGCCGATCAGTTAAGATTGAGGTGAAATATGGCTCAGACAGGCAATCAGATGCTCAGAAAGCATATCAACAAGATGTTGAGAGAGCTGGAGGCACATACTACATTGCGAGAAATTTTGATGACTTTGTATTGTGGTATGAAAGTTTTTCATTACATTTGTAAAAATTAATAACATCATATATGGAAAATCAATTAAATTTTGACATCCCATCAACATCAGAGAAGTTGAGGGCAAAGAAAGCTGATCCAGTTACTGGAATCAGTTTGTACAGCAAGCTCCACAGAGCAAAGCTGAGCATTGGAAAGGTTGTTAAGAATGCAACGAATCCACATTTCAAGAAATCATATGCAGATATCAATGCTCTCCTGGAGACTGTTGAGCCAATCTTGCATGAGAATGGCCTGTTGTTATTGCAACCAATCCATGACACAGTGCTTGTGACTCAGATTATTGACATTGATTCTGGTCAGATGATTGAATCATGGTTGTCATTGCCATTGATTACAGATCCACAAAAGATGATCAGTGCAACAACTTACTATCGGAGGGCAACATTACAGGCAATCCTGGCATTGCAAGCTGTGGATGATGATGGCAAAGAGGTGTCAAATAGCAAGAAAGAGCTGCCATCAATAACTGATGAGAGATTCTCAAGTGCTCTTGCTGCCATTAAAAAAGGCACATACACTGTTGAGTCATTGAAAGAAACGTACAAATTAACACCAGAACAGGAGGCACAGTTATGATATTTAGATGTTCATCATTACCAAAGCTCATGACTAATCCAAGGAAAAAGTCTGAGAGTTTATCAGAGACAGCCAAGAGTTTATCAGATACAGCCAAGAGCTACATCAAGCAATTGGCAAAAGAGAATTTCTATGGATATACCAGCAAGGTTGAGACCAAGCAAATGAGAAAGGGCACAGAGTATGAAATGGAATCCATTGCTCTGGTCAATTCAGTTTGGTTTGGTAGCAACTTTGTCAAGAATCAATTGAGAGAGAATCAAGGATATCTCTCAGGACATCCAGATATCATCACTGATGATTCCATCATTGACATCAAAACATCCTGGAGCCTTGAGACCTTTCCAGCCTTGCCAGAGGATGCTGATTCCTATGAATGGCAAGTGAGAGGATATATGCACCTGTTCAACAAGCCAAGAGCATTTGTGATCTTTTGCATGATTGACACAGATGATGAGCTCTTGAGTGACTGGGACAATAGAGATATTCACAAGGTATCTCATATTGATCCAACCAAGAGAATCACTGTGGTACAATATGAGAGAGATGAGATGAAGGAGGAGTTGATGCTATCCAGATTGAGAGATGCATCAGAGTTTTATTCACAATATATGCAACAATTAATAAATAAGTAAATATGAGTTATGAAGTAAAGGGCATCTTGCATGTCAAAGGAGAAACACAACAGAGATCTGAGAAGTTCTCAACAAGACCATTCACAATCAAAGTGATGGATGACAAATATGAGCAATTCATCACATTTGAGCTACTCAATGACAGAACAGATATAATTGATCCATTTGGAGTTGGTGAGGAGATTACAGTGTCATTCAATCTCAAAGGCAGAGAATGGAAAAGCCCACAAGGAGAGGTCAAATATTTTAACACATTGGAAGCATGGAAAGTGCAAGGCATTTTTTAATTGCCCTAAAAGATGGAGAGAGTATCAAGGACTGGATGATTCGAGAAACTCTCTCCAGGCTTTCCAGGAGATACAAGGCCATTCATTTGGCCGAGGACCTTGCTGTCAATCCATCCAAGATCCACAGATTCCTCACTGGCAAGAATGTCAATGATGACTTTTATCAGAGATGGTTTTCTTGGTATGTTAAAAAGCAATAACTTAGTGATGTGGAATTCTGGAAAAAAGAGGCTTATATCATCGCAAACAAGATCACAGGAGGAAATCACCTTCACCATGACCTTGTGCCCCATGTCTATCTACTATTGGCAAAGCTCGACATCAAGCCACAGGATTTGCCTCGTGTATTCGCCAGGTGGGCATACAACCAATACAACTGGAAAGAATCAAAGTTCAACCAGCTGTACAGAGGATCAGTGCCCATCCCAGAAGGATTCGACAAAATAGCAGAGGATGATGTGTACAATGAGAGTCAATACCAACAGATCCTGGATGCTTACCTTGAGCAATCTCCTGACAATGATGAGGAGCTGTTCTGCAAAGAGATCACCAAGATGAGACTCATGGGCATGACTTACCGAGAAATCAAAGGCCTCACAGGAATCAACCTGGATACTATCAACAAAGCAATAAATAAATTTAAACATGATATACATAATTCCTCTTTTATCAGTGGGGATTGCCAGAGCTCTCCAGAGTTTTGCAATGCCCAACATCAAACCATTTAATTGTCAGAGCTGCATGTCATTCTGGACAACAGTAGCAATCTTTTCCTTGTATGAATGGAGGCTCTGTGCCCTTGGCTTCCTCTCTTATCTAATCAGTGACTTAATCTTGATTTATGAAAATAAGTAACGAGCTCCAGACACAAGTGGACAGATATGTCAAGACCAGATCCTTTGCCTTGGATGGGCCTCTCAAGAGAGAGCTGGCTCAATGGTACAAATATGCTGGATATGGCACACTGAACATCGGCTGTGCAACATGCATCCGTAATGCTATGCAGAAACTCAGCAACTATTATCTGACTGAGATGGCACCAAAGAGCCCAAAGATTCATTTCATTGGAGTCAAGCAAGAGTCAATCACAGCCATGACCTTCAATCAACTCAAGGCAGAGGCCAAGAGGAGAGGCATCAACATGCCAAACACATCAACCAAGCAAGACTTAATACAAGCCCTCTCATGAAACTTTGTGCTCCAATCCCTGTTTTTGGCCGTTTTCCTCTTGTCAGACTCACTATCTCCAGATTGATAAGGCAAGGAGTCATTCCGATAATTATGGGCCATGAGAGAGAAGCTCTTGACATTGCCAATGAATTGGATGTTGAGTTCATATCAATCAGCAATGATCCTCTTGGCAACAAGTGGAATGCTGGATTCATGGCTTGCAAGAGTTACAATCCTGATGGAGTCATATTCATGGGCTCCTCTGACTGGGCATCTGATGATTACATTCAATCAGTCAGTGATGCTCTCAATGACTTTCCATTCATTGGAATGCTTGGCTGTCACTTTGCAGATGTATCTGATGAGGTGAGGCTGGTCCATTGGCCAGGATATCTCAAAGGACAACGGCAATATGAGCCAATTGGCATTGGCAGAGTGCTCAGATCTGATATCCTTACCAAGATGAACTGGTGCCCATTTGATCCAAGGCTGTCATCAGGACTTGATTGGTCAATGTATCTCAAGGCCATCAGACTCATTGAGGAGCTGGCTGTGATCAAGGATGAGGAGAAAGATATCAGGCTCTTGTCAATCAGCACAGATAAGTGGATCAACAAGCATAAATTCTCTGATCATTGGTCAGGAGCTCTCAAGTCAACACATATGAACAATGAGCTGTTGAAAAATAATTTTGAGGAAATATTCACACTATGAATCAGGCACACATCTCAGAATCTCTTGCTGGCCTTGATCAAGGACTTATTAAGAAATACAACCTGGTGCCGTACAGTAACTTTCTCTTTCCAGCAATATTTATGGGTATGTACAGAGATGAGGATTTCAACCTATTCTCAAAGCACATTGGAGGAGCCACAATCATTTGGTTTGGATCAGATGCCATGGATCTCAGAGAGGACTGGGTTGATACAGTCAATTCAGCTGTGAACATTGCTGTATCTCAGAGAGTGGCTGATACACTGGAGAGCAAGGGAGTGGATGCCATTGTTTATCCATTCAATGCTGTTCAGCCAGAGATGTGGCCATGTCTGCCTAATGGTGACAAGATATTCTGGTATTCTGGCAACAGCCCAGAATTCTATGGTCAACAACTGATCAATGAGATCAAGGAAAGGATTGACATTCCAATCATCAGAGCTGGATATGACACGTTCACAAGAGAGGAGCTTGTCAGTGTATACTCTCAATGCTTCATTAATCTGAGACTGACTCCGCATGATGGTTGCCCAAATACCAACATTGAGATGGGCCTCATGGGCCGTAGGTCAATATACAATGGTGATCTGCCAGCATCAATCTCCTGGCATTCAGTGGATGACATATGTGAGAATATCTTGCTTGAGTATTCTCTGAGAGAATTTAGTAATAAAGAAGTATCAAAAATTTATCATACATTTGTGAATTATGAAAGAATGTCAACGCTGTTTATTTAATGACTCCTTTGCAGAGATAGGAGAGCATCAATGTGAATACTGTGATCTCCATGACGAGCTGGAGAGACAAGCATCAGGACCTGGTGCCCTTGATAATCTCCTGGAATCCATCAGATGGACAGGCAGAAAGAACAAGTACAACTGTATCATGGGAATCTCTGGAGGTGTGGACTCCTCAACATTGCTGTATGCAGCGGTCAGACATTGGAGGCTCAAGCCCTTGGTCATTCACTTTGACAACAACTGGAATGCTCCAGAGGCAACACACAACATGACTCAGCTGGTCCAAAAGCTCGGAGTTGATTGCATCACATATCAAGTCAACAAGGCAGAATACGACAGGCTCAATGATGCATTCTTGTGGGCTGGACTCCCTGATGCAGATATACCAAACGACATTGCAATGACCAAACTGATGTATGACACAGCTCACAAGTATGGCATCAAGTACATTCTCAATGGCCATGATTTCAGAACAGAGGGATCAACACCAAAGGGATGGACATATATGGATGCCAAGTACATCAGATCAGTATATACAAGATTCACAGGACTGGAGCTCAACAACTATCCTTTGTTCACATTCAAGGACCAATTATTCTATGCTCTTGTGGGTATCAAGAATGTGAGGCCATTCCATTACAAGTGGGACCGTGAGTCAATGGAGGCTGAGATGAAAAGATTCATCAACTGGCAAGATTATGGAGGCAAGCATTGTGAGAATGTTTATACTGAGTTTGTCGGATCATATCTCTTGCCTGTAAAGTTCGGCATTGATAAGAGGATTGTGTATCTCTCAGCACAAGTGAGAAGTGGCAAGCTCAAGAAAGAGGAGGCAATGGCTATATTCAACAAGCCATCAACATTCGACACAACCAAGCTCGGAGCTGTTGAGCAGAGAATCATGAAGCTGATATCAATCAGAAAGATGGACAGAAAGAACTTTGACAAGTATGATTTCAAAAAGTACAGATCACTGATCTGGATACTTGCAAAGCTCAAAGTTGTGCCATATACGTTTTACATCAAATATTGCAAATAATGCCAATACCACAACCAACACCACAAGAGACAAAGGATGAGTTTATCCAGAGATGCATGTCAGATGATAAAGCCGTTGAGGAATTTCCTGACAACTCTCAGAGATTTGCAGTGTGCAATACTCAATGGATGGAGAACAAATTCCAAGAGATTAGAACAAACTTATATAATAATAAATAATCTGTCTATTATATTTACATAATAGAGAGATATAATCATGCCTAATTATGTCAAACACACACAGAGATATTGACATTGAGAAACTCAGAGAATTAGCCTGGAAATATATTGATGAATGTGAATCAGCAACTAAACAGGTTGTTGTTAATTCTGGAGTGCATGAAGTCAAAGACAGAGTCATTCCAGATGTCAGACATTTCTTGAGGATATGGATGAGAAAGCAAGACTTTGAATTTTATCAAAAGAGTCAATATTACAGAGCCCTAAATGATGAAACACATCCATTATGGGACACAATAAAAAATATACAAGAGGACTTTAAATCTCTTGGCATTCACATTGTTGCCAATGAAGGCAAGGGAATATTCTACGGAAAGAATTTTCTTGGCATGCATGACCGTCAACAGATTGAGACAAGAGATGTTGACAAGTTTGATTTTGAATGAGTACAGTCAAAGGGTACAAGCCACATGACAAACAGAGAGAGATACATGATGCCATCAACTATGGTCATGAGAAATACTATGCTCTCAACATTGGCCGTCAGTTTGGCAAGACCTTGCTTGGAATCAACCAGCTCCTTTGGTGGGCCATCAATGACAGAGGGTGCCGCATTGCTTGGGTAACTCCAGT